GATGTTTCAGTAGAAAAAATTTCAGCATGCTGATTTTCATATCTACTATATTCCAGGCCGAATAAAGCATTCAAACCTGGCTCTAGTTCTTTAACTAGTTGGGATCGTGATATAGCCATAGTTTATTCTCCTTATGCTAAGCCTGTGCCACTTCTGTAGAAGTGATTGTTGATTCTAACAAGAATATTAGCATTTGCAGCCGTAGTATCCGAATTGTTTGGATCCTGCGAAATGTCAATTGCTTGTACTGCGAAAGTAGTTGCAATACCTGAAGCACCAACATCAAGTTGAGCTTTAGATAGTCCTGTTTGTGTAACACCAGTAGTGTTTACAACTGAGTAGTTCTTATATAGATCCGCTCTCGTGAAAGCCGCGTCTGCATCTGCTAAGAATACTGCATCTGGATCATCAACAACAAAGGCAGTAATATCGCCTTGAGTTGGTGTAATTCCACCAGGGTAGAAATTCTTATAAGTCGGCTTTTGAGTAGTTGGATCATTATAAAAGCATCCGTTGAAAACGCCCACAATAGCATCACTAGTACCACCAGTATGTTTTTCAATATTTCCAGTAGAAGTAGGGATAACCATATCTCCTTGGAAAATTAAAGTAGCATATCCAGGTTTAACTGTGTATCTATTTTGAGCACCTACTAATGGTGTGCCGTCTAGTTTTCTGTAAGGTCTAAGACCGAACTTTTCTAACACGTTTGCCATAGTTGTTTTCTCCTTTAACTTATTTATTTAATCCAAGCTATCTAGGTAGGTAATGCAAAAAAATTATTTTTTACTTTTCTGACTACCACCAAAGGTAACTCTAGACTGTCTATCAATATTGATAGGCATGTCCGGGTGTTGTTCCTTCATAAGATCTCTGTCCACCGCGTCTGTTCTGTCTTGAGTTATTTTTTTAAAATACTCAGCACGACTTCTTAAAATCTCTTCCGGTATCCTTGCCAACACAAGGCCTCCAATTCCGATTAAACCAGCGTGTTGTCCGAGTTGGATTACAGGAAAATCATTTTCACCAATTTCACTTTTCAATGTATCGGCTCTAACAAATTCCCAGCCCTCTCGTAGTTTCTTAGATACATTACCTGGATCTTCGAAACCATTTGCCGAAGTTCTTACCCATCTATGTGAGTATCCCTGTGGCGGCACTGGTGCATCCAAACTGGATGGTGGAGTCCAATCTTTTTTACGAGCTAGTTTTTGCCTCGTATCAGACTCGCGTGAAGTTTTTATAGATGTCATATTATGCTCCTTCCTTCACGTATTTTGCGTATTCCTCTAGTGGCACCCCTAATTTCTTAGCGATAACTACCTGCGATTTGGTGAGTTTCACAGACTTGCGTCCTCCAGATCTACGACTAACAGAAGCAACATTTTGGACGGGCTCACGTGTACTTTGTTTTACTTCAGTCGTTTCTTGAGCAAATTTCTGAGGGAAATACTCCTTCATACGTTTGTTGATTTGATTATAGTATTCATCACTCTCTGCGTCAATTCCCTGCTGTATAAGGTCTTCATGTATTCCCATTGCAGCAGATGTTAAAACTCTATCAGTGCCAAACCATTCGTTCTCTTCAGCCCAACCTTGAGCTTTACGACTAATTTGTGGCTGTGGAGCTTCTTGACCTTGCTCTTGCACAGGTTGTGATTCTACTTCTTTTTTCTTTGCCTCTTTTTCACCAAGCGACATTGAAACTTTTTCTTTCTCAACTGCTAATTTAGTAAGGCTATCTTGAGCCTCTAAAATAGCATCTGTATCTTGAGAATCTAAAGCAGTTTTTAGGGCAGTTTTTGCCTTATCTCTTTCTGCTTCTATTCTTGCTTCATACTCTTTGAGATAATTAGTATCTTTCTCTTCAAATTGACTTTGAACAGAGTCATACTTATTTTTTAAACCTTTAGCATAATCAAGTGCAGCTCTTTCTTTACGTTCAGCTTCCTTAATTTGAAAGGTAAGTTTTTTTATTCGTTTTTGAACTTTCTCGGAGTAACCTTGCAAGTCATCATCAGATGCTGCAACTTCTTCCTTCTGTTCAACTTTTGCTTCTGGTTCTTTCTCAGCTTCTTTTGCTTCGTTTAAAAGTTCCTTTGCAGTTTTTTGATTTGAAACATCTGTATAACCTAAGTCTACATCTTCTTTTTTTTCAAAAGCAGTTGTATCTTCATTTGGTGTTTCGATTGTAATAGTTTCGTCTTTAACGCCATCAGTATCTAATTCAACTTCTGGATTTTTATTTTCTTCAGCCATTTGTCCTCCTTAATAATGGTGCAAAATATCGTTAGGGTCTTTAATATTGGCAATGATCTCATCATCATTCAATATTCTTACTTCCCCTCCGTCTATTTTGAATCTTGAACCTGCATACCTACTAAAAATTACCCATTCATTTAGTTTGCACCAAGGTCCTTTTGAGAATTTATCTTTATCTTGATAACAAAGATCTCCCATTTTCAATACAAGACCACATACTGTAGTCATTTGTATTGTTTCTTGTGTCGTATCAGATAACCACAAACCACCTTTGGTTTTTTTAGGACCAGCATAGGGTAATACTAATAATCTGTATCCTGTAGGTGTTGGTAGACTATCTAATGTTGATTTTTTGATCGCTTTAGGATCAAGGACTGTTTTGACTTCTTCTTCGCTTTTATAAGCGTTTAAAAGTGCTTCAGTCCGTTTCGGTGTCTCCGTGGACTTGTTCATCTTCATACTCCGTGTTTGTCAGCAGGTCTTTTAGATCCTGTTGCAGATCTTCTAATGATCTGATTTGACCTCTAACATATTGTAGTTTCTCCATAGTGTCAACACCATATATAGCGTGGTCTTTGAGTTGTTGAAGACTTTTCTTAATTCTTCTTTGTACTAATGAAATTGTATCTATATCCATTAAGTTAATTTCAAACTGTTAAAATGTTCATCTTCCAACATATCAATAACTTTTTTTGAATGTGGATATGGATCATCTGCTTTGTACCAATGATAAATGTAAATACCATTAACTACATGAAACTCATGACCACCTTCTACAATTTTTTTATGTATTAAATTGTCTTGGCCAAGTGTATCTCCTGTATATGGAAAGCCACCAAGATGTTTCATTGTTCCAATGTGAACACATAGGAATGTTCCTGAGTAATGTCCTACTTCTTTTGGGTTAATATGTAATGAAGTTTTACCCCATTGTGCTTTTGCTAGTCTTTTGCCTAATTTTCTGTGATAAGTCATATCATGATTATGTGGATCTACTCCAGGAATCATCTGTCTCAAACTTGCAAGTCTATTTACCCTACAAGTAAATGCTTTGCCTTTTGGATTGTCCATTATTGCTTGCTGCAACTGTAAGTACCAATCATAACAACAAAACATAGCATCATGATCTATTATTGCTAACCAATCATTATCATCATGTTGATTTAAACAATCGTTATAGGCTGATCCCATACATCTTCTACCAAACTCATTATCATCCCAAGCTATGTGAGTCCAAATCCTAGGTTTACTTTTTTTAATACCCCAAAAATATAAATCTTTGTGAGTTTTTTCATAAGTAAATTCAAAATCTACAAATATTTTTTCTATATCTAATACTTCTCTAACATCTGCCTCAGTTAAATTTTTATAATAGTCAGACCACTCACCTTGTAGTAAAGGTGCATCTGATGGAGATGTTCTTCTAGTTCCATGCTCAGCTCTTCCTGTAGAGGCACAAGTAAACATAAACAATCCACCTGGTTTAAGTAAATTTACGCAGTTTCTTAATGTATCTCTGTAATACATGTCGTGCTCAAAACATTCTGTGCTAACTACAATGTCAAACTTGATATCAGAAACAAATTCGTGACCCTTACAAACAAAATCTACATTGGGTCCTTCACCAACATCTATTCCTATATACTTTGCGTTTTCGAAAAGAAATCTAGTATTACCATTTATATCTAATGATCCAATATCTAGTACGCTGCAATTTTTAAAATGAGGTTCAAACTTTGTTTTTACAGATTCTAAAAAATTTACCTGCTGTTGGTGAGCCATGCATGGTTTTTAGCCGATATTTTTAGTATTTGCAACTTTGTTTTTATTGATACCCTTTTTAATTACATATTCTTGAGTACCATTTGCTCCAGTTTCTACCTCTGATTTTAAATCCTTAAATAGAAGCTTTTCTTTGCGTATTTTAGCAGTATTTGCAGAATACGTTGTCAGTAATTTAGTGTCTCTCATATATATTCTTGATCTTACCTTGAGCTTTAAGTTTTTTAAGATCACCTTTTGTAAGTTTAGTTAAATCTATTTTAACTTCTTCATATTGTCTTCTTGGTTTAAAAATATTTTTAATCCATCTCCACATTATGTTCTCACATTAGTTGGTTTAGGTCCTGAATTCCCTGCAGCTCTTTTTCTGCTGACAGCACTCGCCTTTTGCGACTTTGACATCGCTGTGGCTTTTGCAAGTGGTACGCACTTCGGGTATTTCCTTTTTGAACCACTCGCGGATTTTCTTCCACACTCCTGATACTTGCCACCTTTTTTCTTTGCTCCAATATCTACCCATTTTTCTGCAAACCATTTTGTTAATCCGCCTGTTTTCATTGCAGGCACACAATTAGGAACTGTACGGCCACCTTTTTTCTTCATGCCCTTTTGAACATAGCCTTCCCAACATGTTCCTTTTTTATACATTATCTTCCTAACAGTGATTTATCTCTGTTCGTCAATTTACTGCCGCCATGCATTTTAATTCCATACTTAACATCAGTTTTTGCGTCAGATCTTTTACCAGCACCTCTTACACCGCTTTTCATAATTTCAATTATGTTTCTACCACCAGCTTTTCGGTATTGTTTGTATCCATATTTAATTCCTTTGGTTAACAAACCACCAACTAATTTTTTTTCTGGATTAATAGTCATAAGTGTTCTTGCTTGTTTAGCGTGAAGCTTTGATGCTTTTTTTAAACCCTTAACAACACCTTTAATTTTAACTTCCATTCCTACTTTTGCTTTTTTAGGTCCCCAATCTTTTCTTCTTACACCAGAAGGATCTTTTGCTTTACCTGCACAAATTTTACTAGCGTATGCATTAGCATATGCTGACGGGTATACCTTAAATTTTCTTTTTGCTGCCGCTTTACCTCTTGGACATAATTTAGTCATCTATTTTTTTCCTCCCTTAAATATTTGAGTTCCCTTAATACCAAAAATACTTCCCACGACAAGGATCCAAAGTGTACTGAACCAGGTCGGGAGTGCCGCGAAGTGTTCGAAAAAAGTTTTTACCTTATCAAGAGCTCCCGGATCCTCCGAGAAGACTCCCCAAGCGAGTACAATTATTGGAGCGGACAATATTATAAGAACGAACTCGTCCTTGTAATCGTTTTGTCTAGCTTCTAATAATTTACCTTGGTATTGTTCCTCACCTCGAGCTTGACGCTCTGCGTGTAGCAATTGTGCGTCTGACATTGCTACTTTTGCCTTTTGCTTGTTAGCATAAATTTTTGAACCAGCACTTACTGCTAATTTAATTGCACTTAACCACATTATATTTCTCCTGTCTTCTAATACACATATATTCTATCAAAATATCGATGCAATCGTAAGCCCTACCACCTGAGAGCTTCCATTTGTACGTTTGTGACCAATGAGATTTTCTTAATCTAGGTTTTACTACTTTTCCACCAAAAAATTCGGCAAATTTATTTACAGAATCTTTATCACACATTTCAACAGAACATTGAAAGGATTTTCTACCATCTCCCTTACCCCAAACACCGAAACTTCCTTCGCCATCAAACAGTCCAGCCAAAAATATAATTTTATTTCTTTTTGGCAGCTTTTCGTAAGAATTTTTTAGCTTGTGCAATGATTAATCCTCGTGGGTTGGGTCCTTTTTTTGGGGGTGGTCCATATTTTATTCCCCCACTCAAGCCTTTTTCTTTATTTCTTCTCAATTTTGTCTCTCGCTATCTCTAATCTTTCATCAGATTGTGAATCTTGTTGTGCTAATCGATCATATTCGAATTCCATTCGTTGATTATTTGTAATTCTCTCTTGTTCAGCTCTAAATCTAGTCTCTTCTGCTTTTCTTTGTAGATCCATTGCTCTTAAATCAACTTCTTGTTGTTTAATTTTAACTAATGGGTCTTGTTTTGCACCTGATGCTGCCATTTCACCCTTAACAAGTGACTCTGTAATCTCTGCTACAGCAGTTGCAACAGAATTATCGTATGCAATTTGAAATTCTTCTGGACTTTGTTGCTGCAGTTGCATCATATTTGGATCATTTTGCATTTGTTCCATAACTTCTTTTCTAGCTTTAAAAGAAACATGGTCAGATACGTGTGCTTGAAGCAATGCGTACACTGGTGGATTAATTTGTACCATTCTTGATTGCATAAATGCCATGTGAGCAGCAATATGTGCATCGTGATCTTGAAATTCAAAAGCAGTTGCAAACTTCATCTGCAATGCTCTAGCATTTTCTTTAGCAGGATCCATAGGTTCTGGTTGTCTTGGTGGTGGTTTCAATAAAGTTTCTATTTGTTTTGTACCAAGTGCTTCGTAAACTCTTCTGTATGCTTCGTGTAAATTATGCATTTGAGGATTTGATTGTGCAATTTGTAATTGTGCTTGGGCTAAAGTAACTCTTTGAGCCATTGACATAATATTTGGATCAGCAACAGGTAAAATATCTACTCTTTCATCAAAATCAGATTGTTTAATTTGTCTTGGACCACCATAAACATCGTAAGGATATTCTGGTGGGAGACTGCTTGCACAAATTCTTGCTAAAATTTTAAATTCTAGACGCATTGCATAGTAACATCTTTTGTGAACACCACTCATTACTCTGCTTCCACGCTCCATAAGAGCTACTGTTGTTCCTACAGCTCTATTTTGTACATCATTACCAATGTTTTGATCTGTAATAGCTGCAAATTTTTGTCCTGCTTGTACTACAAAACCAAGTAAGTTGTATAAAGTTACTGAAGGCTCTGTAAAAGGTAAATTAAAAAATTGATCTCTTATGTTTCCGCCAGGTGCATCTACATCTCTAAACTCTCCTGGTTGTATAGGTTGATCATCATCTCTAACTCTTATACCTCTAGACTTAAATCCTGCTGGTAAATTTTTCAAAGTACCTGCATCCATTAGCTGTCTCAAAGCTTGTGTTGCTGCTCTAGACAAACCACCAATCATATGTGTTAAGCCAAAACCATAAAAACCAAGACCAGGTAAAAATTTGTAGTGAACAAAAAATTCTACTCTTGCATAACCCGGATCATCAGGCATATAATTTCTGTATATAGATAAAACCTCACCGCTTCCTTCATCAATACTAACTATGTAAGGAATTTTTATTTTTTTTGCTTTATCATCAAAGTTTTCATAATCATCTAAATTTAAATCAACATGCATTTCTAAAATGTTATGCATGTAATCTGTTTCAGTTTTCTTAATACCTTCTAATTCATTTAATTTTTTTTGTAGTGAATCTGGTTCGTTGTCAGATTCTGTTAATTCTATATCTCTGTAGAAACCTGCTGCTTGTTTTTTAATTACATCGTTTTGTGTCATCTTAACAACATGAGTAATTCTTTCACAATCTTTTAAGTCAGATGCATAATAAGGAACTACTAAATCTTCTGCAGGTATAAATTTTGATACTGCTCTATTGAGCATTGCATCGTAATAAACTTTTTTAAATGTTGATCCAGATAGCGGCAAATAAAATAACATCTGATCCATGTCAGGTGTGTATTCTTCCATCTCTTCCATAAGAAGATAATTCATGTAGTCTTTAACTCTATCTGCTTGTCCTTCTGTAGCCGGTGTCTTTAATCCAACGACCTGTGTTCTTACAGGGCCATCACTAGGTACAAGTTCTTTAAAAGCTTGAGCTTGGAATTGTGTAACACTTTCTGCTAATAACGGATGAGTGACACTAGAAGCTCCTCTAAAAGGTTTTGTTACTTCTTTGTATTGTGTTCCAAGTAAATCAAGTCCTTTGATATAAGCGTCTTCCCATTCTTTTCTTGATAGCTTATCTTTTTTATATTCAGCAACTAAATCACTAGCCATGGATTTAAGAGTTCTCTCATCCATGTCCTCTGCTAAGTTTGCATTAAAATCTTGTTCTGGAGCTTCAGTAATCTCCTCTTCACCTTCGATAGTGACTTCAGGTAAACCCTCAGGTTGTTCCTGAATTGTCTCTTCTACTTGTGTATCTTCAATGATTTCGTTGTTCTTTTCTACAGCCATGATTTATACTACCTTATTGGTTTAAATATATCTACTACTAAACCTCCAGTAGATTTATAGGTTTTAAGTGTTTGCCTCATTAGTGGATTTACTTTTATAGCAAATGCATCGAAATACAAGTTTGGATCTGCTGCATCCATAAATTTGTAAGAACCTTTATCTTTTAAAGAATTATACTCATCTACTGAAATTGCATCATCATGGTATTTAGAAGTAAATTTTTTACCTTTCATACCAGAACTCTCTGGATAATCGAAGCTATCTGTTTGTTTTATTTTATATGGCTTTTTGGGATCAGACAAAGAAACTTTAATTGGCCCTGCCTTAGTATCATAAAATCGTGCATCTCTTTTCATAAGATCTGGTAAAACAGCTTTACCCTTTTTTCCTATTCCCTTACCACTTGCATAACCGTAAAATCTTTCGTTACCTGCTTTGTATCCTTGCCTAAAACTTAATTTGTCAAAAGGAATAACGGCAACATAATCAGCATTCTCTTTTGCTGCTTTATTCATCAGGTATTTAAGTGCATGATCTCCGTAAGAGTCTGCCTCAACCAAAGGAAAATAATCAAAAGCTTTATCTGAATAATCATCTTTGGCTCTGTATGTTTGGTTAATTTTTCTATTAACATCTGCTAAGTCTTTCATAATTGCATTAGCTCTATTTGTTTGACCTTGCTCTATTGCTGTATCTACTTCTTTAAGTAGCTGCGATCTATTTTTTGAAAGTAAACTAATTTCTAAATCTTTTTGAAAAGGGTTAATTCTTTTTGTGCCATCAAGTTGTTCAAATTTAGTTAAGGCTTTTGCAACTTTTTGATTAGCGTCTGATTGTATTTCATGAATCATTAACACTTTTTTATTATCTGGAGTAAATCTTGTATCAAACCTAACATGATATACCATGTTTTGGTTTACACCATCAAAGTGTCCAAATGTTTTTCTAAGTGCAGAGTTTCCTGGTATATCTTCATTTAATCTAAAAACTGTTTCTCTATAATCATCACCGCCTTGTAATGTATAGCTTGATTCATTTTTATATCTTGTTGCAATATTTTTATCTGTGTATGGTTTTATAACTTTATTGGTTTCACCTATAAGTTGATTGATTTTTATTTTTTGTTGTTGGCTTAGGTCTTGTGATTTATTAATTTTTTTTAAATGATCTACAACTCCTTTACCTGCTTTAGAAATTGTAGAAGCATCCATTGAAGTTTTCATTGAAGCTGCTTTGTATGCTGCTTCTGTAAGTTCCTCACCAACTCCTAGTAAATTTTTTGTTTCAGCTTGTTTTGCTAAATCAGCTAAAGTTTTTCTAATAACTTCTCCTTGAACATTTAATACTTCACCTGCACCTTTAGGTAATCCTAACTCTACTGGTTGTAATCTATTAACAGGATTTAATTTTATCATTGCACCTAAAGTATTAGCATCTAACTTAAGACCAAATTTTTGTGCAGCATATAACAACCCACCTGTTAGTTCTCCCGCTTCGTCAAAGTTTGCAAGGTTAGCATCGAAAAGTTCTTCTTTATTAATTGTAACTTCTTTACCTTTAAACGGACCACTGTCATATTTAAATTGCTTGGGTCCTCTTTCAGTTTTACTTGCTGGTTTACCAAATATTTTAAAGTTTACTTTTCTTGTAGATGTTAAATGATCTAGCCATTCATCTGCAGAAAACTTACCTCTACCTTTTTTCATGATCCAATCATAAGTAGATGATCCAAACATAGGAGCAGTATCGTCTCCCATATGTAGAGGTTGTGTTTTATTTAGTGGGGTTGTTGTTGCAGGAAGGTTTAGTTCTTCCTTAGCAAGTTGTTCGCCAGTTTTTTTACTTGCTGCCTTATCGTAAGTAATTAACTTTTGTTGTTGTCCGGTGGCCGGTGAACTCGATACTTTTTTAGTACCAAGTATTTTTCTGCCTATCCCTTGGATTAGTGCTTTCAGGGACATAGTCCCTCCTATGTGATTTTAGTAGGTTTACTTCTACCTAGTTTGCATCCTCTTGCTTTAACCATTGTGCCAGTTCTATAACCACCCATAGGTTTCATCATCATGCCACCACCCATTTTTTTATCTTTTTTCTCAGACATTTTTCTTCCGATAGTCTGTCCAAGTTTAGCAGCACCCGCACCAGCTGTAAGTATAGCTGCACCAACTGCACCTACTCTTCCTGCTTTACCTAAAGCTTTAATTCCAGATTTAATACCGGATACTGCTTTAGATTTAGTTGACTCTGGGCTTCTATTTGGATTTTGACCTGATCTACTTTTTTGTTTATTAAACTGTTCTTTCATGACAGCAGTCTTCTGTGCTTTTTTACTTTTGTGTACTGCAGGTTTGACTTTATTGATTACAGGAAGATCTAAACCACTTCCTTTTTTATAACCCATCATCTTACCTTTTTTTGCAGTCTTGATAGTTCCGTCTGCAATAGCTTGTCTTAAAAGTTTTGGTAGCATTGAACCCATACCTTTAGATCCACCACCTACAACTCTAGCTCCGCCACTTGATGCTGCTCTGCCCTTACCTTTGAACATGCTCTTAACACCTTTTACAATTTTACCTACAACAGCTTTTTCAACTTTTCCGGGTTGGACTTTCTCGTCTTGAAGACCCATGCCTCTACCCTTAGCTTTTTCTGCTTTTAAGATTTTAAAATCTTGTGCATCAATTCTACCGTTTTTATTCTTGTCAATTTTAGATTGACCACCTGTTAAATATTTTTCTGTTTTCATAGTCTTATTTATATCACCTCCACTAGATTTTTTAAAGAACTTGCTGATAGAAATATCACCATACATTCTATCCATTTCATCTCTCCAAGATGCTCTCGATTCAAAGCCTACTCTACTTCCAGGGCCAGTTCCTCTGACTTTATGGGTTTTAAATGAACTTCCTCTTTGAGATTGTTTTTGAATTGGAACTACTTGATCTCCAGGTTTTTTAGAACCTGCTCTTATATTGTATCTTTTTACGCTTTTTGTACTTCGTCCAGCTTTTTCTATGTTTGCTCTAGATTTCTTTGCACGCCTGTTTGCCTTTAATCTTTTTACTATTTCAGATATTTTTTTACCTGCAAATCTTCCACCAGCACCTATTACTTTTAATTTGCTCATCCGTAGTACACATAGTCCTTTTCAAGTTTAATAGGAGGATCATCCCAATCATCAGAATAGGTCGAAACAAAACCGCCTTGTCTGTATCTTAACACAGCTTGTGTCATACTATCAACATAGTCGTCATACTGACCATTTGGAAATGCAGCACATTCTTCAATTACTTCTTGTGCCCAGTGTTCTTCTAATGGAGCAAACACCATTCCAGACTCGAATACAGGAGAGCAAGAGTTAATTCTTGTATGTTTATCTCTACCTCTAGCAGGAACAAAATCAATTACTGGTATACCTGCTCTACGCAGTTCGTGTATTAATGGTTGACCACTAGCTTTTGCTTCAATGATTACTGTTTCAGGCTCCCAATATCTATATTGCTCTAAGGCAACATTTTTTAAATCTGGAAAATCATACCTACCTTTTAGAGCATCTAATAATATTATTGCTTTCTCGTACCCCTCAATAGGCTCAAATATTCCCCAAGTTGTAATTGCAGAATAGTCAGCGGTTTCTTTAGCACTGAAAGCTGTATCATAACTTTGAATTACGTGCAGCAATTTTGGAAGATGTGGTTTATCCCAGTCTTGCCACCAGTCCCTTTTAATAATTGCACCTTCTTCTGAGGTAGGATCTTGCATGTATTGTGCATTCCAGTTCTTAGTTGAGATAGATGCTTTGACAGATTCTAAATCCTCAAGGGTCCAATACTCAGGCCACACAGGTTTTCCGTTGTCCAGTATCGCTGGGAACTCAATCACTTTCCATTTGTCAGCTTTAGTTTCAGCTTGTGCTCTAACGAGTCTACCTGTTAGATCATCAGTTGCCCATCGTGTCATTACCACTAAAATTCTACCGCCAGGTTGTAAACGCTGTCTAGGTCCAGAGCTGTACCATTCATATGTTCGTTCCATAGCAGTATCGGACAACGAATCTTGTTCAGTATGTGGGTCATCAATAATAAGCAAATCGGCCCCTCGTCCTGTAATCGAACCGCCAACACCCGCTGCAAAGTATTCACCACCATGATTGGTTTCCCACCTGCCTTTTGCTTTACTATCTTCTCTCAATGTAACATTACCAAATATTTGTTTATATTCTTTAGTAGCCATTAAGTTACGAACCTTAGAACCAAACCTTGATGCAAGTTCAGCATTGTGTGATACCTGCATTATTTTTTTCTTTGGATACTTACCAATGTACCAAGCAGGAAATAAGTATGATGCAAATTCAGATTTAGTATGTCTAGGTGGCATATTGATTATGAGCCTCTTAGCATCTCCATCAGCTATCTCATGAAAGGCTTCTGCAATAATCTGGTGATGCCCATAATTCTTTGGGTTATCAGTCTTACGATAAATAAAGTCTTGCCACATATTTTCTGCAAATAACAAAAAATTATCCTGGCACAATTTAATCCATTCTAATTGTTTTTTTAAGATTACATCTTTAAGTTCGTCATCACTTAATCGTTCTAAATCCATAAATATATATACCCCCGGGGGCTAGGGGACCCAATAAAAACAAAGGGTCCTTTTTAACAATAGCTTAATAAAAAATTACTTTCAACTATTCATACCGTTTGGGACCCTACTACATTTATATATCTTGCTTAGTAAAGCCCGACCTCTCGCAAAACGGGTAGCCAAAACGCAAGTAAAACCTAGTGCTTTTAAAAGTTTTTTTGTGGCAGGAATGAGCCTTCTAGCTGGAAGGCGTAGCTACAGGTATGTGGTGGGTGTGCGTTGCGTGGTGTACACGCAACGCAATCAAGTGTTATTCTTTACTGATTAGGTTTTTAAGTAATGGTGCAAAGTCATTCAGTAGTTCGTTTCTGAAATCATCTACAACTCCATTCCCTTGATTTTCAAGTATGAACTTCTCAACACGATTGTACAGTAGCCCATACATTATTTCGTAGTTCATCTCTCTCTTTGCGTCTGCTGAAATGTTTACATCTGCAATAGAGGTAGGTTTATCTTTACCTAATCGTTCAGCAAGTACATTAGCAATATTAATAATATCATTAGGCATTATTATCTCCAATCGCTTTGTATTCACTATACTCTAATTCAGTTGTGAACTTGTTGAATAAATCGTTGTGTGCAATCTTAAAGTTTGCAGTTTCAAACTTCTTTCTTTTACGATTTATTTTCTGCAATCCAAAACTATTTCCATTCTCATCTTGAACAATAATTAAGTTTTGGTTTGTTCTATCAAACACATCTACAATATTTTGTTTCAATGTGTCTAACTCTTTAGCTAGTCTATTAGACTTCAGCTTTAGTTGAGCATAAGCAAGGACTTGTTTCTTTTCGTCTTGCTTTAGCTTTTTTATTGCTTGTGTCATATTACTCCTTTTGGTTAGTTTGACACCATCAACTTATCAAATCTTATCATTTATGCAATAGCTTATTTATCTTTTTTTTAATTAAGTTTTTTAGGTTTATCATCAATATTATCAGCAATAAATTCTCCTATTATTTTTAATTGGTTAAAAATTAATTTCTCCTGAGCCGTGCCAGACTGGTTGGTGCTATCCTTACAATTCTTGTTCTGACGAGAACGAGAACGAGGCGAGGCGACATTTGTCGCCTCATCAATTTTATTTTTCGACATTACCACGAACACCAATACTCAACGACTTTCTTTTCATTGATAGCTTGTTCACAGAATTTTAAGAACTGAACATCTTGCTCTTTGTAATCCTTAACACTCTCCTCTTGGAACTGTTGCCCCCAGAAGAATCCGTCAGTTGCGTGGTAGTCAGAGAAACCTTTTTCAATTTGTTCGGCTAACTCCTTGACGACATCTTCAGTTAAGTAGCAAGGGCTTTCTTGGTCACCATTAAAACCTAAATGTGAAAGCATACCATCAACTTTTACACTAGGGTTTTGCTCTGCCCATTTCTTTGCCATAAACTGCTGAAGTCTTGCGTGTTTTCTCCACACGAAAACTTTTGCGTTTTCCTCTTTGTCATCTTCGTAATATTTTTCCCAATTAACTTTATGACCACGAAGATGTGCGTGTTGGTCTAATCCCATAACTTTTCTCCTTTTGGTTAGTTAGACCTCTGTCTTATCGTATCCTATGCACTAGTGCAAGTAATATCTTTTAGAATCATTCTAAACTAGCTACACCATTCGGCATCAGAGCTGAGCTGCGATCCACGACCCTGAAGTTTATAGCTGCACGGATCCAGCTGCAAGTCAAACGAGACGAGAATCTAGAAAACATGGGACAAACCGAGAATCAGAAGACCTGTGGTTACCAGGATCCCAGTGGGCCAGAGTAGAAGTAACAAAACATACAGGCCAATGATTAACGACACGAGGTTACCAGCTCCTGCAGCGTGCACCTGATGCTACTCTTCATCACCGTCCTCCTTGACGACACTGTCCTTCCACGAGAATCCATTCGCAATGCACCTGGCACCGGTTCCGCCAGTCAAAGCATACGTCTTTCCTGCTTCAGGTTTATCCTGCTGCACGGCATCCTCCGGGGACCAGCCACCCGGTGGCGTGTTCTCCTTGTTAATTTTTTTTATTAGCTTCTTGAGCGGCATCTTCTTCGAAGGCTTTTCCGTTACTATGTATTCACATCCATAGTAATCATTCATTTGTTGAATCATTTTCTTACTTAGTGGCATTGGTTCTCCTTTGTTAGTTAGCAGCTCACCCCACCCTTTCGTTTGTTACATAGGCTACTTGTTGATGTGCCAGCGTGATGAGCTAACCCTTATATAAGATACGATGGGATACCTGTCAACCCTTTATTTTTTTTAATCTCTCTTCAAAAGACCATTTTTTTTCTTCAGGAAGTTCCGTAATTATTTGAGCTACCAGCGTGGTGAGCTCCCGAACCTGAGTCTGCAGTCCGTCTAGTTTCTTGTTGTATGTACGAGATCTGTTCTCGCCTCGAACGAGATCCAGTGCATCGAAATCATGTGCCATATCTTCTCCTTAGTTGGGCTGACCATACGACATCGTGGGATATCTGTCAACCACAAATTTCCAGCGACCCCCCTGAAGCGTAACCTTCACCAACTAAGCTGCATGGTTAACTTAAACGAGATTTGTCAGGAACGAGAACGAGATCCTGAACGAGCTTCCAGCATCACGCTGCACAGGCTCCCGCTGAAGGAACCAGCACCGGGCCGTTATTACTTATAAACGAGAACGAGAACGAGAAACGAGGGTACGAGCTTACGCTTCAGGATCCAGCTGCACCAGCTCCTGAAGACTGGCCTGAACCTCCGGCCATTTAACAGGGAACGAGAACGAGAAACGAGGTTTCAGTAACCGAGGTTCGGTAAAACCGGACACAGGACACCTGTACAGTTTGAGTTTTCTCTCCGAGAGGGCCTCATTGCAGATAATAACTATACCACCTGCCTTGACATATTTATTGATCCAAACAACCTGCCACTTATTTAGCTTAGGATAACTGACATAATCTGATTTTAATTCCATCCAAAATACATTGCTAAAACCAACACAATGTATATCTGGAATACCATTGATTGTACTAGATTCTATGCGGGTAAAGAATACATTTTTAATATTCTTTTTTATTCTATTCCACAATAAAGATTCTCTATTTTTAGCTGCCATTTAAAGTCAAGAATTTATCTTTTTGATACTTACAATAACACTATTTGGTATGATTGTAGTGTTACCAATATCTTCAATCTCTCCCTTATCATTTGAATTATAATCGCCAAATATTCTAGTCACGCCTTTGGCTTGACTTAATAGATGTCCATTCGTAACACAAGTTGCTAGCTTAGCTTTTTTTAATGAATCAAAATTTTGCCAACCAGAATCACTAACGATGTCATTCCATGTTACAGAAACCATAGGGTATCTATCTTTCCAATGTTTTGCTTTTTTATTAATATTTATTTTTCGTTTCAACATTTACAATACCTACTGAAGTGTTAAGTGTTGAGTTATGGATCTCGTTAAAAGCCTTGAGCCAGACAGACCAACTAGCTTTCTTCAATTTGTTCTGCTGTGCTTTCGACAACCTCGATGGTCTTTGCGTTATACCCATCGATTTTGTTTGAAAGTTCCTTGAGTTTACTTTCAAGTTCTTCACGCGACATGCCCTCCAACCCGGTTACTTTAACTTCTTTTCTATCAACATACTGCCCTGCTAATTGGCCAGATCTATATTCAGCATTAATAGCAGCAGCATATTGTTTATCACTCTCTGCACTCAATGCAATTCTTTCAAGTCTTTTGTAACGCCTAAGGTTATCACCCTCGTACTTCGCACATTCTTCTTTGTAAATTTTGTCCATGTATCTAACAACATGTGGATTAAGTTTTCTATTTGTTAATCTAGATGCTATGACTGAGTAATCATTATCATTCTTACAATCAAATCCTGCTTCTTTAGCAGCATCAGCTTTTGTAATGTTACCCCAGTTTTTAACATACACCTCAATGAATTTCTTTTGCTTTAAGGTCAAGTCGTCTTCAGTTCTGAGTTCTTTCTTTTTCAATCCTCTAGTCATATTTCTACTATATAGATTATTCTAACCTTTTGAAAGTGCAACCTAAAACAACCCAAGGTATCTATTTATGCAATATTATTGTTTAGGTGTCCCTCAGGGACACCATAGGGACACCACAGGGACACCATTAAAATCGTCTAAAAGCATTGGTATAATTGAATAATAGTCATTCAGGGACACCAGGGACACCATATTAGGGTCCGATGTAAAATAAAATAATGAAAGGGTATAATAATCTATATAGTAGAATTTAATAATTGACCACAAATACAGTAAATGCTACAAATAATCATTCAAAAACGCGGCCACCATCATCCTTGCAGATATCCGGTGGCCGTTACCCATTAAAACTTGATCTCTCTGACCGAATACACTAAACTGTTAACTGAGCTTTTTTCATTATTAGCTCTCTTAGGTTAGTTACCCTGCCAGTTTATTATTCTTTTTTTCTTGGCAGGGTTAACCTGTCAATACCACGCTTAATAATTCTTCTCGATTCTTTATCATTAGCAGCTCTATATTTTCTATATTTATCTCGATACTCCATCCACATTAATTCTGTTTTATTAAATGTAATAGTTTTCTCTTGTCTTAATTTTAAAAATCTTTCTCTTACAAAGGTAGGGTCCAAATCAGCGTACCAACAAATTTTATCAAAATCTGCGTCACCATTTTTAAACCAATTATAACTATCTTCCTTATTATAAGCGTCTACCTTACTCGATGTACTAAAGGCACAGTCTTCAAACGCCTGTACAATGATAGCTTGGAACAAGCGTTGCTCTGCATGTTTAACATTCAATATAGCGTGTGCCATATCAATGCCCAAAATTTTTAACAAGGTCGGTGAGTAATTCACGATATTGCCGCTGCTCCTTTTTAGGATGCCTCATGGCCATGAGTTCCGTGTAATCATCCAGAACACCATTAATGAATCGCATTTTACCTACACCATCTAATGAATCCAGGATCCTATAATGATAGTCAATTAAAGCGTCTATAGTTAGATCATCGTCCATAATTACGCGACCGCAGAGTGGGAAAGATATCGATATGGAAAAAACTCTACGGTCACGCATCTTTATTGTAGACCAGTTTTATGCCTTTAGCCTTAGCTGCAGCTTTTCTACCTGATCTCCAACACTCCTCAATTATCTCAAGGAATGAAAGACTGAAATTTCCTAAACCAAAATCATTTCCACAATACAACTGAAACATAAGACTAGTCATTTGATTATATGTCTTCTTGTCTGGACATATAATAACCAATTTTGTTAATGCTTCTCTTAAAGCATCTTCACTAGCTTTATTTTTCTTTTTAGCCACAATTCTCCTAATTAATTTAAAAAAATTTGTGCTCGTTGTTCTATGAAAATAAAGTGTTTTTGAAAGCCCCACTTTTTCATTTAGGCTTAGGAATACGTTATATTGTTATTATAAAATTTGTGACCTTATTGCAACATAAAAAAAAGGCCCAGTCTCCCGGGCCTTTTGCGTAATTAGATTAAGGGTTAACCGTCTGCAGCTCTCAACCTAATTACTATTTACCGTTCAGCAGGACGCGTCCCTGCTTAAGTAAAATCTCTCTCATCTGTGAAACAGATTTGCCTTCTTTCTTGGCAATTTTACGAATCTCTTCATCAACTAGTTTAGCTATCATATTTCCAGGTCTTCTGAAACCCTCTTTACCCATAGCCCTAATTATACAATAGGATTCAATATCAACTGCACAAGACTTCCATTTATTTATGTCCATTATGCTGCCTCTCGTTTGTCAAAGTCTCTATCCAAAGCAAATTTAAGTAGATCAATTTTTTTATCTCTAGTTAATCCACCATTATAAACTTTATCAAACTGTTCTATGTAATCTGAGCTAGATGTTACAGGTAACAACTTACCAGCTTTTGATTTCATAGCAGCCTTAAGTCTTTCGAATGAAAACCTAGGGTGTTTGACCATAATTAAATATGCTCTAATTAATTGTCGTTTAAGTTTTTTGCCATTTGGATCTATTTGATTTCCAATATAAGTTAACTCTTTAGCAATCTTATCAAACTTTGTGATATTACCTGCAGCAATCTTCCAACTTCCAAGTTTAAACTCTTCAGTTAGATCTCTTGCAACAGTTGCTTTGCCAGAAAGTAATGCCAGTGTTTCTGCAACAGGCATTTTATATTCATCCATTTTAGATCGACAGATTTTGTAATCTTGTCTGTTACGATCGCAATGAAATTTTAAGAAGTTATCTAAGTTCCAGTTCCGTTTTCCGGTATTCATTCTCGCAGTATCTAAAGCATCTTCAGATTCTGAGATAATAAAATATACTTCTAAGCCTAAATCTTTTCTAGCTTGTAAAGTATGTTGTCCATCTATAACTTCGTATTTTTTATTTACGATAATAGGTTGCTGCGTATCCTTATCAGCAATCAATCTTTTAATTCTCTCTACATGAGTAGAATCAACTTCTCTATTACCTTTTGATTTTCTAAACATCGAATAATCTTTCGTTGAATAGAATTTATTTTTTATTTCCTTAGTGCTCATATTTATTTTCCTTTGGTTAGTATATGATTGTGTAAAGCAGTGCACCAACTAAAATTAAAAATATTTTAGGTGGTATGACCAACAAACAAATTAACAAACAAAATTTATAAAATTGATTTATCATTATCGTCTATCGCTCCTTGTATGTGGCTGTAAAGTAAATCCATCGCGACCTGCTCATTAATCGGATAGATAGGATGCTCTTCAAAGTTCATAGAACACTGCTGCAACCTACGCATCTGTTCTTGGAAATGGGAGTCTGCATATTCTAATACTTCTCCATTCACATTATTGACTTGAGTCTTGTCTAAGACATCATCAACTTCTTTTATCCATGTAGCAAAATGGTCACTACTGGTTTTCAACTTAAGTGTTTTCATGTATACTCTCTTGGTTAGTTTTTTTCATTGCATTAATATAGTTATTTTGATATTAAATGCAAGGATTAAATAAGATAGGATAATATAGGAATATGACTAAATTTTACATCGTTTTATACATGTGCAGTATGCTAAGTGGGCAATGTCCTTCTTATCATTACCCTGGCCATTCATTCCAATCTCACACTGAATGTGTAGAATTTGGCTACAGAATAGCTTATGGCACATTTAAAAATTTGTACGAATTGGAAGAATATGACAAAGAATTTATTGAAAATAGTAAAATTGTTGTAAAATTTCAATGTGAAGAAATTAAAGTACCTA